TGCCATTCCTAGCCCCCACATTAAGTTTGTGGTAAACTGAATAAAATAGTTAAAGTGGTTGTTTATATGAATAACCCGTTTCTTAACTCGATCCCATCATCTAACGATTTCCTTAACAAGAAATCTTCACTTTCGGGATTACACATTATGTATAATTCATTATCAACCATTAGATCACAAGGGTACGCTATCTCATCATCCATCTCCTTGATTGTTCCTGTTTCAAGATCGTATGTATAACATCCTTGATTACTTGAGCGCATTGCCATATCATATACCTCATGTTCAATTACAGCAAACGGATCGCTGTTTTTAATAACTGCCTCGAAATCTTTAACCATCTCGCGGCTTATTCCATGAACTCTATTGATATATTCCATATATAATTCACCGTCATCTACGTGCATATCTTGTTCGTCAGTAACTTTGTCAATAATTCTATACTCATTCATATAAATTTCCATTTCTGACTGATTGCATCTAATTCCATGACTGATCATTTTTTCAGCAATGACTTGAAAGATTGGTAAACCTTTGCACCATCCCAGCATATTTATGCCTTCACACCACATCATTTTTCTTGCTTTATAATGCATTTTTTGTGTGGTTAATTTGGTAGACCATCCTATGAATTGTAAAACTCTTCTCAGCGGTCTAATAGCACGGATTCCATAATCGTGAACCAAAAATTCTAAACTCAGGAATTCCATTCGTGCCAATGGTACTATTTTGCAGATTTTCATCTCTTGACCTAAACCAAGTCCTTTTTTAGAAACAAAGACCTTGGATAGGCATTCAACGTACTTAGATATATAAGCTGGTTTTATGGCGTTTATTGAATCGTCACCTTTACACTCAGCTTCAGCATCAACTTCAGGTGTTTCCCATTTTAATAAATTGAACCGTATATTTGCACAGTACATTATGAAGCACTCCATCTCTAGATTTCTTCTTGTGTTACCCTCTGTTGTATTATTCCTTCCTGAAGGAACGGTTCCGTTGAGCATATAATGTACCCCCATTTTTAGATCTTTCATTTCAGTGTCGATAAGATTGTAATTCTTAATCATTTCTTCTGATATATAATCGGGGAAGTCCATATGTTCAAATGCGTAGTCATAGACATCAACATCATTTTCAAGCAATTCATGATATTCATTCTTATCAAATTTGCTAATGTCTTTACAAACTACAATTGGATCTCCTTCACCTAGACGGTTGACTTTATCTTGTATATGATGACATAAGCCGCTATAGTTACTTGGTTCACCATAACCGTTTAAATACTTTTGCCATGCTTTCTCAAGTGCATAATAAAAGGGTCCCATAACTGCACGGGTTTCTTTTTGTTGAAATACAACCAACCTGGGGTCTTTGACCTCCCCACATTTTTCATATCCAACTTTTTCCCCATTGCTATTCATTGTGCCTGTATTTTCTCCTTTCTCTATTTTAGTCATACCTACAAATTCTCTCTTGATTTTATTAAATCTTTGATTTACTGATTCCCATGCTCCAGCCATTTCTTTGCGCTTCTTATTAGGTAAATGTTCCATCCATGCTTTGATATCATATTTGAAATCACCATCTGCTTTTGCTCGCTTTATTATCAATTTGATTGAACGGGAGCCGGCGCCAGTGTTAAGTTCTCAAGTAGCACGTAACTTGGAGATTCGTAAGTGAATCTCAATACTTTATAGAATAAAAATTATATGGCTAAGGCCATATATGTGGCATATCCTAATTAATGCCTATTTTGTACTGACCTAGCAGAGTGGTGGCTATCAGTATTGTGTATGCAAATGAAGCGTGTAAGTTGATGAAACTAACCAATATTATATACTGGGCTAAATTAATAACTGCAATAAATGCGTTTCTTGTTCCAACAACAAAGAAAATAACTACAATCAACCAAACTGATAATAACGCTTGTTCAACTTCTGATGATTTTATGTAAGTCATTTTTTCATGTAAATCTTCCGGGCGACCTTGAGTCACGGCTCTAATAAGCATATTTCGCATATCTCTTTTAATTTTATCTAGTATTGAAACATTCGATAATGATAAGCATGCCTTGTATCTTGCTTTTTGTGTAGAAACCGCCTCAGGTATTTCGACGCCTCTTAAATTTAACACGTCTTCAACTGCTCTTTTAGCAGCTAACGGCAACCAGTTGTAACCATCCATTGAAAGACAGTCATCTTCGCCAAAATTAGCGATTGGATTAATTGCCTGTGAACCACAGACACTGGTTTGATTGTTGTTCTTTGTTTGTGAACAATAATCTGTAATTGATAATTCTGACTCATTGTCACTAATATCTTTTAAATACTTGCCGTTGAATATTTGAATGCAAAAGGAAAGCTTATTTTTTACTTTGGAATCTAATAGAGAGTATTCCTTACCTCTAAACATCCTATAAAATTTTTTAAAAGCTAAATCCTTTTTCATGAAAGCCTGCCAAACCCCTTTTTCTGCAACATCCCTATCTAAACTTAATTTTAATGAGTCGCATACTTCTGGTGTAATGGTATCGTCGACCACTTTCTCGTCATAGTTGGCAAAATATGCAACAACTGTTAAAACAAGAAATATCTTGATAGTCCCATTCATTCTTTGTAAA